ATTAGGTTCCTCTCTCATTGGTTCCTTAGTGATGATTATCGGCAGCTTTTTCATGCCGTATATTCGTAAATTATTCCCACCACTTGTGACGGGGACTGTTGTCATGATGATCGGATTAAGCCTCATTCCTGTTGCCGTTGACTGGTTTGCGGGTGGTCAACGTGGTGATGCGAATTATGCGACGCCAGAAAACTTAATGATGGCGAGCTTTGTATTGGTGATCGTGGTCGCGCTCGTGCAATGGGGCAAAGGCATTTTCTCCGCTGCTGCGATCGTTATTGGCATGATGACAGGCTATCTCGTTTGTTTAGGCATGGGCTGGGTAAGCTTTGAAGGTGTAAAACAAGCACAAACTTTCGCGATTCCACAACCACTACACTTTGGTTTAGCCTTCCCAATTTCAGGCATTATCGGCATGTCCATTGCGTATTTAGTCACGATCGTTGAATCAAGCGGTAACTTCCTAGCGCTAGGTAATGCAACCCAAACAGAAATCACCGGTAAACATTTACGTGGCGGGGTTCTAGCCGATGGTTTAGGTTCAGCTTTAGCCGCCATTATGTCTACCACACCATTCTCTTCATTCTCACAAAACATTGGTGTCATTTCTCTAACTGGCGTAGCAAGCCGTCACGTGGTTGCACTAACCGGTGTACTTCTCGCTTTAGCCGGTTTATTCCCTGTATTCGGTGCATTAATTGTTTCAATTCCATTGCCTGTATTAGGCGGTGCAGGCTTAATGATGTTTGCAATGATTATCGCTGCGGGTATCCAAATGTTGGATAAAGTGGCTCGTAGTAAACGTAATGGTTTAATCATCGCCATTTCTATTGGTTGTGGCTTAGCCGTGACGACTCGTCCTGAATTGCTTGATAAATTACCGCACTTTTTCAAAGAAGTGCTCGGTTCTGGCATTACCGTAGGCTCATTACTTGCCTTAATTCTTAACCTCGTTGTATCCAACCACTAAATATGAGAAACATAAAAACAAATAGGGATTGGGCGGGAATTTTCGGGAATAAGCGGGATGAATATAGATAAAACGGGGCTTGGCAGCGTGCCAGCCCCTTTTTTATTAGTTAAAAAATAGAAATAATGAAATGAGAAAATTTTTCTAAATATTGGCAGTTTAACCGCTAAAAATGGGAAACATTAAACGCGGTTTAAATGGCTTTAAATTTAGGTTTAAATCTTTAAATTAAGTTGTGGCCGATGAAAACAACCTGGCCTAACACTTCAAAGTTTAAATTATCTTCAAACATCAGCTCTATCGGGGCGTAGATTTCTTTATTGTCGCTAATCAAGCGAATGCCGCCAGGAATACCCTGGACGCGCTTAACCCAAAGCTGATCGCCCGAACGGATAACATATATCTGCCCATCACGCGGCGTGGTTACGGCACGGTTGATTAATAACATATCGCCGTGGTGGATTGTTGGGGTCATGCTATCGCCGGAGGTTAGAATAAATGCCAGTTTATTCTTTTGAAGGCCGCGTTGTTGCAACCAGTGCGCGCTTAACCCCACAAAATCATCCGGTTCATACACGTCATCATTAAACGCACCAAAGCCCGCAGAAGCAAACGTGTTATAAAATGGCACGCTAACAAGCTCAGTAGCCTTATTTATTGCCTCTTTAACATAGCGCCCTATAGTTTCTGTAATATTTGGGACGATCATTCTTGTTTCAGTGGGATAAAAGCCCAACTCCTTTTGTACTTCTGGTGGGAGCGATGAATAGTGATATTCATAAGCCACCCCTTTCTTTCCTTGAACTTGTTTCTTTTTCCAGTTTTCTTTAGTTGCGCGTCTGGTGATGTTAGTAGCCTTGCCTGGCAAATTCCCTATCCCTTCTAACTCAAAAGCGGTAAACCATTCTTGTTTAGGTTGTGAATTCATATAATACCTTTTAAATTCATCTTGAATTCAAAAAGAGTTTCTTAAAACTAATTTAAAATCAAGAACATAGAAAAATAGAGTAAAAATTTGTGAATTCTTTTGAATTCTTTAGTTGATTTCACAAAGAATTCACTATATTATTCAAATCATAGTCAGCGAACTACATCAAAATGTACTTCGTGAGCTAGTGTTAAAACTAACCAAGGATCTCACAAAATGGCAGGAAAAAAAAGAATTATTGACATGCATCGCGCAGATATTCGAGCAGAGTTAGAGAAAAAAGGAACATCATTAGCTCAGCTTGGAATTGAGAACGGGTTATCAAGAACAACGGTTCGTAATGCCTTGGATAAACCATATCCAAAAGGAGAATGGATAATTGCAAATGCATTAGGGCTTAAACCTTCAGATATTTGGCCTAGCCGCTATCGCGAGTAAGGTTTGGAGGCGTTATGAAAGAATGGTTTAACTCTAAAGAGCTTGCGGGTGTTGGCGGGTTACCAAACAGTCCAAGCAATGTTACTCGAAAAGCTAAAAGCCTATCTTGGGAATTTAGAAAGGTGGAAGGAGTGAAAGGGGTAAGTTATGAATTCTCTTTTAATTCATTACCGGAAGAAGTCCAAGCCGAACTCTTATTAAAACAAAGCCAAGCGGTGGAAATTCCGAAAGCTCAAAAAGAACTCAACTACCTACCGGAAGTTATTTGGAAGCCTTATGAAAAAGCGACCGATAAACAAAAGGAAGAAGCAAAAGCGAAACTCGCCACACTGCACAAGCTAGACGATTTAGTGAGAAACAACGTGGCATTAATGATGGCGCTTGATGCGGTTTCTTCCGAGTATGAAATCGCGAAAGGGTCGCTCAAACGTTGGTATTACAAAGTGAGGTCTTTTGAACGCCCGGATTGGCTGCCTTTATTGTTGGATAAACACAGCAACAAAAAAGCTGGCAAAGAAGCAGACTTCACAGAAGAAGCCTGGGAGGCATTTAAAGCCGACTATTTTAGACCGGAATGCCCGCAATTTGGCAGCTGTTACGAGCGTTTAAAACGCGCCGCACGAGAAAACGGCTGGTCTATTCCATCAGCGAGCAGCATTAAGCGCAAAATCGCGCGAGAAGTGCCGAAATTAGTGCAAGTGCAATTACGCGAAGGCGACCATGCAGTCATGCAATATTACCCATCAATGCGCCGCACAGTGGCCGAAATTGAAGCCCTTGAGTGGATTAACGGCGACGGTTATCAACACAACGTATTTGTGCGTTGGCATAACGGCGAAATTGTCCGCCCTAAAACCTGGATTTGGCAAGACATTCGCACCCGCAAAATTCTCGCCTACCGCGTAGATTTAAGTGAAAACAGCGACACCATCCGATTAAGTTTAATGGATCTTATTTGGAAATACGGCATCCCGAAAAAATGCACCATTGATAACACCCGCGCAGCGGCAAACAAATGGATGACTGGGGGCGTTAAGAACCGCTACCGCTTCAAAGTAAAAGAAGATGATGTGACCGGGATTATCCCGATGCTTGGCATCGAATTATTGTGGACATCGGTGCAATTTGGCAAAGGTCACGGGCAAGCAAAACCAATCGAACGTGCGTTTTCACACGGTGGTTTAGGCGAGTTAGTTGATAAACACCCAAGCCTGGCGGGCTTTTACGCTGGGGAAAATGTTTACAGCAAGCCTGACAACTATAACGGAGGGAAAGACGGCGTAGATTACGACACATTTATTTTAGCCATAGAAGATGGCATCCGCACTTTCAATGAACGCGAAGGCAGACAAACCGAAATATGCCAAGGCATTTACAGTTTCAGTCAAGTGTTTGAACGCGATTACGCCAAGGCGCAAATTCGCAAGGCAAGCGCAGAACAAATGCGGTTTTTAATGTTGATGAGCGAAGCCGTTACATTGAGAAAAGACGGCACATTTGAGTTAGAAGCTGGTGGCAAGGTCAATAATCGCAAAAACCGCTATTTAGCGAGCGAGCTTATTGCCACAGCGCACCGCAAGGTGGTGGTGAAATTCGACCCGCAAGACTTGCACAACAAAGTGTGGGTTTACGGTTTGGATGGCGTGTTCTTAGCCGAGGCGAAATGTACAGATGCGGTGGCATTTGGCGATAAAGCGAAAGGCCGCGAACACGATAAAGCACGCAAACAAATGGTGAAAGCGGTGAAAGCTCAAGCGAAAGCCACACTCACTATGAATGCACAAGAAGCAGCGCGTTATCAGCCTCAATTCGAGGAAGAAGAACCGCTAGAACCGAAAATCATCGAGCTATTCCGACAAGAAGGTAACGCAGTGCGTAAACACGAAGCGGTATTAGATGACGATGAAGAAACCAACGATTTTGAACAAGGCTGGCGTAAAGGATTAGCCATGATTAAAGAAGAAAAAGGGCTTTAAGCCGCATTTAAGGAGCGTTAAACATGACTTTAATTGAACAAATCAAGCAACTTTTAGACAACCAAGTCCACACGCAGCGCGAAATTGCCGCGCAAGCTGGGATTTCAGCCGGTGCTTTGAGTGCATATTTAAAAGGCACTTACACCGGGAACGTGGAAAACGTAGAAGTTGCATTAAAAAACTGGCTTTCAACCCGCGAGAAAAAAGAAAAAGTGTTTGTGGAAGCACCGCACTTTATCGAAATTCCGACCGCCAAGAAAGTTTTTTCAGCGTTAGATATGGCCAAGATTTTGCCAACCATGGTGACCGTTTACGGCGCGAGCGGTGTAGGTAAAACAAAAGCATGCCAAGAATATAAAAAAGCCAACCAAAACGTGTGGATGATTACCGCAAGCCCGGCGCGCGCCACTTTAAGCAGTATTTTGTATGAGTTAGCCCTTGAGTTAGGTATTAACGATGCGCCACGCCGTAAAGACCGCCTATCACGCCTAATTACTAAAAAACTCAAAGGCACACAGGGTTTGGTCATCATTGATGAAAGCGACCACCTTCCTTATGACGCGTTAGAAGAGATCCGAATTATCCAAGAAGAAGCCGAAGTAGGCTTTGCATTAATTGGTAACGATAAAGTTTACACCCGCATCCAAGGCGGCGTGAACCAGGCGCATGAATACGCGCGTTTATGGTCACGAATTGGTAACAACTGCGGCGTTAAAGCTAGCACAAAAGGCGATATTAAAGCCATCGCGCAAGCCTGGGGGCTTGATATAGCCGACAAGGATTTAATGACCGTCCTTTATGACATCGGTGGCAAGGCGGGCGGCTTACGCGCTTTAACGCAATATTTACGCCTAGCCGGCATGACAGCGAAAGGACAAGGCACTGTAATCACACTCGACTTAATTTTAACCGCCCAAGCACAAATGAAAGGAGCGAACTAATGACAAGCATTACAAAAAACAACACCTTGCGCGAGCAAACTAAACCACATCCAGTGTTTGGTGGCTGCAACAAAATCGCCCTAGGTTACTTATCACAAACCCAAAAATGCGTGTTTGAGTTAAACAAAATGGGCTTGCATGTATTAAGCATTGAGTTTGACAAAATCAAACCGCGCGTACGCATTGAACCGAACGCATTAACGAAGAAATTTGAAAAAACAGGCCAGGCGCTTGCGTATATTCAAGGCAACGACGGCGCGCATTTTGCCGAATATCAAATGATGGTCGAAGGCATCAAGGTAATTTGGCGCAGTTATTTACACTAAAAACCAGGAGGAAAAAATGGCAAAAAAACCAACTCGAATTAAAACCGACACCTTTGCAGTGCGTTATCAAACGCGCGATGAAGTGGAAGTGGCAATTAAAGAGATCGGCGATTTAAACCGCGAATTAGAACGCCTAGCGATTGAACAAAACGACCGCTTGGCCGCAATCACCGAAGAATACGCCCCGTTGATGAACGCAATCAAAGAAAAGCTCGCGCCAAAACAAGATGCGGTGCAAGCCTGGTGTGAAAGCCGCCGAGATGAATTGACATTAAACGGCAAAACCAAAACAGGCACTTTCAACACCGGTGAAGTGCAATGGCGACAACGCCCACCGTCAGTCGGTATTCGCGGCACAGAGAGCGTGATTGAAAGTTTGCACACGTTAGGCCTGGTTCGTTTTATTCGCACCAAGGAAGAAATCAACAAAGAGGCCATGTTAAATGAGCCTGACTTAGCCGCAACGGTGGCTGGTGTAACGATTAAAACCGGTGTGGAAGATTTTGTGATCACCCCTTTTGAACAGGAGGCGAAATAATGCCAGCCTGGGCATTGAACCCGGTGTCATATTTGATTGCCTGGGTAATTCTAAGCCTAATCGTGGGCATATTAGACCAGGAATAAAGCCTATTTAAACGCTCTTTAAACCCTAATTTAAGGGGCGTTCATAATAAGTTTTAACCAACCATAAAAGGAAACAAAAAATGGAAAACATCCACAAATTTAACCGCTTCAAATATTACAGCGAAAAAGCGGCAAAAAGTGAACGCCAAGGCGACTTACAAGATGCCAAGGAACAATGGGCTATCGCAGAACTTAATGCGAGCGGCCAAAAAAATAAAGAATGGTGCAAACGCCGCGCCGCGTTTTGTGACCGAGTAATTAGAAAACCTTTCTAGGAGGAAATCATGGCGAAATATGTAGCCCGTTTTTACTGTTTAGTAGAAGCCGTTGTTGAAGCAGAAAGCAACGAACAAGTTTTAGACATATGCGACCTAAATGTATGCGATGTAAATAAACTGCCACACACGATTACAGAAATTGATGACGTGGTTGAAGTGGAGGAAGTATGACTGAGCAAGAAAAAATGCGCTTAGACGAGCAATTAGAACAAGCGGCAAAACAGCTCACACACGCGCTCCGCGCGTTACGCTCAGGGCAAAATCAACACGCAGCGGTTTATGTTGGCAATGTACAAAACTTACTGCCGGGTTTAAGAATGAGATTGGTGAGATAAGGGGTGGCAAATGAACGAAAACAATGGATGGATTAAGTGTTCAGAGCGATTGCCTGATCCTAAAGATATGGATGATGGGTTGGACTTGAAAGATCTAGTTTTGATTTTTTTCAGAGAATACGACTGCGATAGTCATATACGTGGCGACGAATGGCGTGTAGGAATTGGGTGGTATGTGAAAGAGTATCAGCCTGTCAATGAATATGAAAATGGATATGTGTGTTATTGGGAAAATTACGACATAGACATTGGAACGGCAATGATAGTATCGCACTGGCAACCATTACCACAACTACCGGAGGAATAGATTATGGTTTGTGAATATCAATATCACGCTTTTTTACCTGGTGCTGAGCCAACAAGAGAAAGTGTTCTGCATGTAATAATTCGGGAAATGTTTGGGATATATAAACACTCCGAAGAGTTATTTCTATCAAATGCTGCCGAAATTATTGTAGGTAAAAACGCCTTTAAATGGGATTTGGAAGATGGGCAAGAGGTTTGTATTTTAATCAGAAAAAAAGAGAATCCTGAAGCGCTTGAATTGTTTAAGGTCTCTGTTGAGATGCCAATAGAAACTACGGCGCACCGTATGGGGTACTAAAACCCATTTACAGTCCATTAAATCTCCCCTAACCCCTCTTTGCGAAAGAGGGGGATTTAAGTGGGCTGAATAATGTGTTTTAAAAAGGAATAAACAATGCATAAAACTAAACCAAAGCTGATCCAGCTAATTCATATTGCCAAGCAAAAACTGGCAATGGATGAATATAGCTACCGCGCCATGCTTGAGCGCGTTACCGGGAAAACATCATGCAAAGAAATGAGCGTGGCAGAGTTAATGAAAGTGGAAGCGGAAATGGAAGCCAAAGGATTTAAGAAAACCAGCCGCCGAAATCATTCGCCAAGCGGAAAAAGTGCGGTTGTAAAAAGCAACATTGCGTATAAAATTCGCGCCATTTGGATTGAAATGAGCAAGCAAGGGCTTGTGCGAGACGGGTCGGAAAATGCGCTCAATGCGTTTGTGCGCGGCGTAGTGAACCCAATTTACGCTAAGCGCGGGATGAATATTCAAGTGCTTAACGTGGGCGCTTTACGCGATGATATGGCCAGTTTAGTGCTTGAGCGATTGAAAAAATGGCAAGCAAGAGGTGGTCTATGAAATTATGCCGCTGTCCTGTATGCCACTCCGATATTCATTTAGACCAACTTTTAGAAGATGAAGCGGGGCGCGAAATTTTAGGGCTGCTCACCGAGTTAAAATATGGCGTAGCCCGCCCTTTGGTTTCATACATTGCACTATTTCGCCCGGATAAATCAGCGCTAAGCAACTCAAGAGCGGTTAAATTAATGCGCGAAGTGCTAGATTTATTCCCGCCTTCTCAATTATTAGCCCACTGTTTGAGTGAAACGGTCAATTCAGTGCAGAAAAAGCGCCGAGAAAGCCGAAATCTCGCCCCGCTTAACAATCACCGCTATTTAATGCAAGTGATGGAAACGAACCGACCACTCTTTTCTGGTACAGGCTCAGCAGCCGTAAACAACGCAGAACGCCAACAGGCAGAGCGCACCAATCACGGCAATGATGATATTGAAAACACCATTTTATATATTGAGCGTTTTTATCAGCTAGGGCAACCGGTGGAACACTTGCCAGGCTATGATGTATGGAAAAAGTGGAAAGATAAACAGCAAAAATGAACTTTTTTTAACCGCCGAAAGGCGGTTTTTTTATTTATAAATCAAGTAATTATTTTCAAACAAAGACTTGACTTGCAAAAATAATCCGCACAACGCATTGTAAAATCGCTATAATTTTGAACAATAGTGATCGTCCAACCAGTAGGGGTGGCTATGTTGAATGCAAGCAATGAACAAATTGAAACGTTTAATGAGAAAGCGCCTGAAATTTTGGCGGATTTAGCAAAACACACAGAAGTAAAAATCAAAGAAAAAATCGCTGATATTGAGCCAAAACTCGCCCAGCAAATCAGCATTGAAGTGGCAAACCATATCGCACAATGCTGGGGCGGTGAGGTGATTTATATTCCACGAAACCTTGTTTTATTACTAAACGAACGCGACCGGAAGATTTTCAACGAATTCAACGGCACAAATCACCGTGAACTCGCACGAAAATACAACGTGTCAATGCAGTGGATTTATCAGATTGTGAAGAAAATCACAAAAGAAGAAATCGCAAGACGCCAGTTTGATATGTTCGGTAACTCATAACCGATAAAAATGACAAAAAACATCCGAAAGGGCGTTTTTTTGTGGGCAGAATTTTTATATCATGAGATTTCAATTTAGCAATCTAAGGATTAATTTATGATTGACGAAGATATATTAAACATAGCAAGAAAAGCATGGAAAAAAAAAGACTACAATGCCGCACGGGATTTCTACCAACAAGTAGCGTATGGTTACAACTACTTTACTGAGCCGGAAAAGGAAGCATTCACAAAAGAAGTGTCGATTTTTGCCGGTGAAGACCCTATGTATCAGGAGATTTTAAAGTTAGTTATAAGTCAAATTATGTTAGAAAAGGAGCCTTTATTACAAAGTAAACTCACTAATATAGTTAAACAGGATCACGGCGAAAGAGGCGCGGAATTGTTACGTTATGTACTTTATTATGCGGATTATCGTGGAGAGGTTATAAGGAAGAAAGCTGGACGTAGCTATATTTTAGAACTTCCCAAAACGCTTTCTTTTACAGAAAACACATCAAAATCTGAACCAATTGAGGATTCAGAGAAACCATTGTCAATTATTCAAGCTCTAAAAACTGGTATTAATAAAGCTAAAAACGAACCCACTAAGCCTAGTGATATAATTGGGCTTATCATATTTCTAGCAATTATCTGGGCCGTATATAAGATTTTTTCGTAACGATTATCTTTAAATCAATTTAAAATCAATAAAACAACATCCGTTTTAAACTCCTTTTAAGTTCACTTAGAAGGAGTTTTTTTATGTCTTTATCTTTACCTATCACAAAAATTGTGATCCATTGCTCCGCTACTCGTAACGGCAAGCAACTCAGAACAGTTAATCAAACCGCCGCTCAACGTATTAATGACTGGCACTCACAACGCGGCTTTAAACGCGACCCAATTTTAGCCAAAAAATTCAACCCGCACCTGCCTAATATTGGTTATCACTTTGTAATTGACACTGACGGCACGGTTGAAACAGGCCGAATGGTTGGCGAAATTGGTGCGCACGTGAAAGGTCATAATCAACACTCGCTAGGCATTTGCCTTGTTGGCGGTATTGACGAAAGCGGTCGCAACTACGGCGAATACACTGAAAGACAATGGCTCGCGTTGCACAAATTGTTGCAAAAACTAGAGAGTGAACACCCCAGCGCACGCATTTGTGGACATCGTGATTTGAGTCCAGACGTTAATGGTGACGGCACAATCACCCCGAATGAGTGGATTAAAGACTGCCCATGTTTTGATGTTTGGACGTGGTTGGATTCGGGCGAAGTTATCAATTTCAATCATCTATATTTGGGGGGTAAATGAGCGCACCAACCTATTCAGCAAAGGGTAAAAAATCATTTTCACGCGGCTGGAAATCAAGCAATAACGCGCAACGCAACCGAGTTGTAAATAAAGGCATGACCGCTGCCACCGTTTTTTATGCGCGTTGGAGACCATGATGGAGCGAGAAGTGCGTGGCATCACACTGTTTTCAGTGTTATGGGAGATCATGATTTTTGGTGGCTTTATATCTGCCAATGAGTTTGCAATAAAGAACCTTATTCAAGCCTATGAGTGGTTATTTTATTTTTTCACAGCGATTTCGCTGTTGGCACTTTTATGTGGTACTTCTTCTTTATACCAATATACAAGAGCCAAGTTTTATTGGGAAATGGTAACCAGCACTCTGCTGGGCTTAATGTTGGCCTATTACGGTTATTTTTTCTGCGCGAGTGTACTGACATTATGGGGGTATGTTTCAGCGCAACAAGATTATTTCAATAAGGAAAAAGAAAATGGGAATGAAAGAACTGATCACCAACAATGATGGACGATTATCAACGACAGCGTTCATTCAGTTTTTTGGCGCGCTCTTAATGGCCGGCGTGCTGGTCTATACCGTATGGTTGGATCGTAGTTATGTGGGCGAATTGTTTACGACATTTGCTATTTTTTGCGGCGGTGGCGCGGCAACGAAAGGTTTCGCCAATGCAATGCAAAGCAGAAATAGCCAAGGGGGCGGGAATGATTAATCTTTATATTGTTGGGGCGGCTTTCGCCGTTTTGGCTGGTGTGTTTATCCATGGTCGCGTGCAAGCGGCCAAAATTCGCAAGCAACAAGAAGAGATCGAATTCGTAAAACGTGAAGCGGCCGCAGTCGCCCAGGAGTTAGAAAATGCAAATACTGCAAAAAACATTACTGAAACTAACCGCACTTTGTCTAGCAAGTCTGTTGATGAGCAGCTGCAGTCAAAAGGTTATTTCCGTGAAGACTAGCGGATGTTCAGCATTCGGTCTTATTTATCCAAGCCGTAAAGATACAGAAGAAACCAAACGGCAGGTGCTTAATCATAACTTGACTTATGAAAAAATCTGCCAAAAGAAGGAACCTAAATAATGCTAGAAACACTGGAGTTTATCCAACGTCATTGGGCAATCGTTGTGGCGATTGGCGGGGCTGTGTGGACTTATTTTTGGTTGACCATGGACAGCAAATACGCGCGCAAAACCGATGTGTCAGACTTGCGCAAGGCGATTGAAAACAACGAAAAAAGCCTGTCGGAAGTTAAAGGCGAATTAAGACATCTGCCAACTTCAAAAGAAGTGGCCGATTTGCGTTTATTAATGACGGAAATGAAAGGCAAAACCGACGTATTAAATACCAACATTGGCAGCCTTAACCATCAAGTGAAGTTGTTAATTGAAAAAGAGGTAAATAAAGAATGATGCGCCAAGATATTTTCACCAAAGATCAAAGATTGGTTATTCTGCGCTCGCTTGAAGAGTGTGGTTATGATGCCAATGAAAGCATTTTAAATGATTGCTTAGATATGTATGGCCACGATATTAGCCGAGACTTAGTGCGAAACCACCTGTTATGGCTTGAAGAGCAAGGCTTAATTACGCTGGCTCGTTTAAACAATAACGGCAAAGATTTCTTCGTGGCTACTATCACACAGCGTGGGTTGGATGTGGCACAAGGTCGCGCTTTTGTGGACGGCGTAAAAAAGCCAAGTCCAAAGATTTAAACCCAATTTAAAGGAGGTTTAAATGACCGATAAAAATACACGCGGCCGTGCAAGCAAAGTGGACTTGCTTCCACCTAATATCAAAACCCAACTGGCAATGATGTTGCGGGACAAACACCTTTCACAAGCGCAAATTCTTGAAGAAATCAACGACCTGATCCGTGATTGCGGGTTAGATGACAGCTATCAATTAAGCCGCACAGGCCTTAACCGTTACGCCAGCCGCATGGAACAAATGGCAAGCAAAATTCGCAACGCGCGGGAAGTCGCCGAAATTTGGACGAAACAATTCGGTGAAGCACCGCAGAGTGATATTGGCAAGCTATTGATGGAAATGGTTAAGAACCTGGCGTTTGAAACGTCCCTCGGTATGAGTGAAAACGGCCAGGCAGAACCAAAAGACCTTGCGTTATTATCGTCCGCCATTCAACGCTTAGAACAGGCTGAAAGTTTAAGTTTTAAACGCGAGCAAGCAATACGCCAGGAAACCATTAAGCGTGCTGCAGAAGCCGTGGAAGAAGTGGGTAAAGAACAAGGCGTGAGTCTTGAAGATGTGCAAAAAATGGTAAAAGCAGTTTATGGCATCGAATAAAACCGTTCTCTATAACTATCAAAAAAACTGGCTAAATGATAAAAGCCGGTTCAAGGTGGCTATGTTTGCTCGTCAGACGGGTAAAACCTTTACGACCACCTTTGAAATTGTGATGGATTGTTTAGCGGCAGAAGCCAAGGGTGAACGCACGCGCTGGGTGATTTTATCTCGCGGGGAACGCCAGGCCAAAGAAGCGATGAACGAGGGGGTAAAACGCCACCTTGAAGCATTAGGCATGGTTTGTGAAGTATTAGAAGTGCCGTTTAATTCAACAATCAACGCACTCGAAGTTGTTTTCCCAGGCGGCTCAAAAATCACCGCACTTCCAGCCAACCCCGATACAGCACGTGGTTTCTCAGCGAATGTATTCCTAGATGAGTTTGCTTTCCATGCGGATAGCCGCGAGATTTGGAAAGCCTTATTTCCGGTAATCTCTGCCGGTTGGAAATTGCGCGTGGTATCAACACCAAACGGCAAGGGGAATAAGTTTTACGAATTAATGACCGATGTCAATAACACCGAATGGTCTCGTCACACAGTTGATATTTACCAGGCGGTCGCCGACGGATTACCGCGTGATGTTGAACAGCTTCGCCGTGGTTTAAATGATGAAGACGCTTGGGCGCAAGAATTTGAACTCAAATGGCTAGATGAAGCCAGCGCGTGGCTATCATACGACTTAATTGATGGTGTAGAACACCCGGACGCTGGCAAACCTGAACTCTATCAAGGCGGTGCTTGTTTTGTTGGGATGGATATTGCGGTGCGCAATGACTTAACGGTGATTTGGGTGGTTGAATTGGTAGGCGATGTTTATTGGACGCGAGAGATTGTGACATTAAAACGCGTGCAATTACGCCAACAACAAGAAGAATTAAACCGCATCATGCGCCAGTATCACGTGGTAGGCGGTAATCTCGACCAAACAGGCATGGGTGAAAAAATGGTCGAGGATGCGCAATATGAACACGGCAAGCGAATTCAAGGTGTCCTTTTTAATGTTTCCACAAAATTAAAAATGGCCACTATCGGTAAAACGGCCTTTGAAGACCGCAAAATTCGCATCCCGCAAGGTGATGCCGATTTGCGAGAAGATTTACACAAACTCAAAAAAATAACCGGCAGTAACGGCCAGCCACGGTTTACCGCAGAAAGCGACAGCAACGGTCACGCCGACCGAACCTGGGCGTGCTTTTTAGCTTTAACCGCTGCAACGGAGGCGGTTATGCAACCGGTCAAGGCGTACAGCCGTAAACAACGAACAAGTCGTAAAATGACCCAAGGATATTAATTATGACAACAAAAAAACAAGATTTAATCGGCGTCATCGCTACCCGCGCGAAGGCTATCGACTTTTGGTCGTTTATGCACTACCTCCCAAACCCTGATCCAGTATTGAAGAAAATGGGGCGCGACATTTCAGTCTATCGCGAAATTTTGTCAGATAGCCATGTGGGCGGTTGTGTTCGCCGCCGTAAAGCCGCCATTAAAGGTTTAGAGTGGCGCATTACCCCAACTGGAAATGAAAAAACAGATGAAATCCTGGCAACGCTTTTTGACCACTTACCAGTAAATCAAATCATCAATCAAATTTTAGACGCCACCCTGTTCGGTTACCAGGCGCTTGAGGTAATGTGGGCAAGTGAGAACGGATTATTACTCCCGATTGAAATTGTCGGAAAGCCACAAGAGTGGTTTGTATTTGATGAAGACAACCGTTTAATGCTGCGCACGAAAGAGAACCGCAATGGCGACATTGTACCGGAAAAGAAATTTTTACTCGCTACCCAACAAGCCGACTACATGAACCCATACGGTCGCGCAGACCTGGCGATGTGTTTTTGGGCGGCTACCTTTAAGAAAGGCGGGTTCAAGTTTTGGCTAGAGTTTGCTGAAAAATACGGCTCGCCGTGGTTAGTTGGTAAATATCCACGAAACGCTAACGCCCATGAAATTGATGAGTTGTTAGATAGCATGGAAAAAATGCTCGGCACAGCCGTGGCGGCTATCCCGGACGACAGCTCTATTGATATGCTTGAAAGTGGAAGTAAAGGCGGTTCATCACAAGTGTTTGATGATTTCTTGCGCTACTGTAAATCAGAAATTGCCATCGCGTTATTGGGGCAAAATCAAACCACAGAAGCTGAAGCAAATCGTGCAAGCGCGACAGCTGGCTTAGAAGTGACCCGTGATATTCGCGATGATGATGCCCGCATGGTTGAAGGCGTGTTTAACCAATTATTAGCCTGGGTTTGTGAGTTAAATTTCCACGTGGACATGCTGCCGACATTTGAGCTTTATGAACAAGAAAGCATTGATAAATTACAAGCCGAGCGTGACGAATTATTGGCGGGCTTAGGCGTGCAATTCACCGAGCAATACATCATGCGAACCTATGGATTTGAAGAAGGCGACATTGTAGTTACAGCACCTGAAAAAAGTGCGGTCAAAAATACGGCCGATTTCGCCGAGGCGATTCCTAAAACTATCGTAGAAACTATTGGGGAGCAGCTAGAAGTCGAAGGTGAACCATTTGTAGAAGAATGGCTGCAAACTATCCAGGATAAGCTATCTCAAGCAGAAAGCCTGGAAGATTTTCGCAACCAGTTAGACAGCTTAATCCCTGAGTTGAGTTTTGCAGAATACGGCAAAGTAATGGCGTGGGCATCAACAGCAGCACACTTTGCTGGTCGTCAGTCTGTTGAAGATGAGCGTAAATAAAATGAGTAAATTCACTTTTGAAGAGCAGGTCAAATATTTTGAGAAGAAACTCAATTTGCCTACCAATAGCTATTTAGACGTGCTAGGTGAAGAACACGACTACTTTTTTATGGTGGCTGGCGCAAACCGTAATGAAGTACTGACGGCATTTCGCGAAGCGGTAGATGATGCCATTGCAAATGGTGAAACCTTAGAGGGATTTCGCAAGCGTTTTGATGAAATCGTGGCAAATACCGGCTGGCAATATAACGGCGGGCGAAACTGGCGCACCCGGATTATTTACGATACCAACGTTTATGGCGCGTATAACCGAGGACGATTGGCGCAGCATTTGGATTTGGTTGATGTATTGCCTTATTGGGAATATCACCACCATGATAATGAACACCCGCGCGAGGAACATATCGCGTTAGACGGCACAATTCTACCCGCCACTGATCCGTTTTGGCGCTATTATTACCCAATCAAAGCGTACGGCTGCCACTGCACAGTATCAGCACACGACGCCGATGATTTAGCCGAAATGGGGCGAAAAGTGAGCCCATCACCTGAAATTGAGTGGGAAGAAAAACTGGTAGGCGTTCGCTCCGGCAATCCACGAACAGTACGCGTGCCAAAAGGTTATGACGTGGGATTCGCACCTTATAACTTTGAGCGCCTAACGCAATCTCGCGATGTTGATGTGGACAAGTTGTTATTACAAAAAATGACAACCGCCGAGCCGCATTTGGCGAGCCTGTTAATTGATGATGTATTGAAAAGCCCAAAAGCCATGGTGCTATTAAACGGCGCGATGAAAGAAATGGTCGACACAGTCAGTCAGCAAAAACTAGCACGTGGCAATATGAAGTATGTGGGAGCGATTCCTGAACCGGTATTAACTAAGCTGGATAATTTAGAAAAATCCCCGCAGAGCGCGGTAATCGCTGTACGTGATGAAGATGTGCTGCATGCATTACGCGATACCAAACAAGCCAAAGGCATTAGCTTGCCGGTGGAGTTTTGGGAACAGTTACCGGAAAAACTGCGCCACCCTAAAGCGATCTTATTGGACGACCAACAAAAACAACCGACCCTGTTATTCGTTTATGAAACCGAACAAGGCAAAGTGGCGGTTAAAATGGACTATGAAATTAAGCTAAAAGACGCGTTAAGCGGGAAGAAGCTACCGCATAAATTGAACATGGTCAGAACAGCAAGTCGTTTAGAAGATTTAAGCTCGTTAGGACGTTTTGAAGTGTTATATGGGGAGTTGTGATTATTGCGGTGGTTTGCCTGATTCGAACAGGATAATGCGGGCTTATGCCTGGCAACCTTTCCAGTAGGAAACCCCCACCGCAAACTCACTATACGCCTTATTTATTTTTTTATCAATAGGAGAATTAACAATGACAAACAGAGTTACTAAAGCGCATTTAGAATCAATTATTACAGATAAAAAATTTCATCGTTTAACGGGAACGCTCACTGTTTGCGTCTTAACATTAAGAAATGGCTTTACTGTAACAGGCGAGTCGGCATGCGTTTCCCCTGAAGCTTACAATCAAGAAATCGGTGAAAGTATCGCTTTCGAAAATGCCTTTGATAAGTTATGGCAGCTTGAGGGGTATGTATTAAAAAATAAATTAGCCGGCTTTTAGCTATGATAAAAATCACACTTAATGATAACCATGCGGTGGATAAACTCCGCCGCATTGCAAATCAATTAGAAAAGCCACGTCAGCTGTATGGCTTGCTGGGTGAAACATTGAAAAAAATTCATGATGCCCGCTTTAAAGCTGAGATTGATCCAAAAGGTAATCGCTGGCAAGCGTTATCGCCACGCACAAAAGCGTTAAAAATGAAACGCGGGAAAAGCACAAAGATTTTACGTCAAGATGGTTACCTATCAGACAGAACCGCGTATAATTACGACAATGACCATGTTGAGTTTGGTAGTGATGCAAAATATGCTCGCCTACATCAATTCGGTGGAAACGCCGGACGCGGTCGTAAAGTTAAAATTCCCGCGCGCCCATGGTTGGGTATCAACGAAAGTGATGGTCAAAAACTTCTGAAAAAATCGACCGCACTTTTACAACGACAAATTGACAAAAATCTAAAGTAAAAGCTAAAAATCAAAATAACGCCACAAATTAGCGTCACAGAGCTTTTATTTAAAATTAATGCAATTTATCGGTCAAAAAAATTTAAATCGATTTGAAGCGATTTGAACGCTATTTAAAGCGTTTTAAATTTAAAGATAAAGTGCATTTTAATCCCGCGTCAAAAAAAACTCTTTTATTCTTTCAACCACTTTAAAATTCAAGCCCGCATTTTTTCTCTATGCTAGCGGTATTCAAACGAGGATACCTTATGCAATTAATTGAGATTTTCAAAGCGGGCAAACGCACTGATGCAAATGGCTTAGAAGTGGAAATTACCACGGAAGATTTGCAGCAAGCGGTCAATGCCTACAACGTAAACTTTCATGAGTCCCCGGCGGTAATTGGCCATCCTAAACACAACGCCCCCGCGTATGGTTGGGTAAAACGCCTTGAATTAGACGGCGATGTATTAAAAGCCGAATTCGACCAGGTAGACCCTGAATTTGCCGAAATGGTAGATAAAGGGCGATTCAAAAAAGTCTCATCATCATTTTATTTAGCAGACAGCCCAAACAACCCTTGCCCCGGCAACCTGTATTTGCGCCATGTTGGATTTTTAGGTGCGATGCCGCCAGCGGTTAAAGGCCTACGCAACCCGGAATTTGCTGAAGACGAGCAAGGTGTGGTTGATTTTTCTGATTGGGCAGAAGCCAGCCTTTGGCGTCGCTTGCGCGATTGGTTTATTGGCACGCACGGCCAAGAAGAGGCTGATAAAGCCATCCCGGACTATCTCGTATCAAGTGTGCAAGAAGAGTACATCCGAAACGAATATAAACGTATCAACCAAACGGAAGCTGGCACGCCTATTACTAGTTTTAACGAACCCACTTTAGAACAACCTTCAGAACCACAAGGAGAACCTGAAATGACCCCTGAAGAAATTGAACAGCTCAAGGCAGAAAACCAACAGTTGAAAGCCGAAAAAGCTGAAGCAGCACTTAACCAAGCAAAAGCCGACAATGCCGACTTTGCCGAAGGTTTAGTAAAAGCGGGCAAATTAGCCCCGGTGGCAAAACAACAAGCCATTGATTTATTAAATCTCGGTTCAACAAGCGCAGCTGGCGGCGTGGTTGAATTCGGTGAAGGTGAAAGCCTACACGGAAAAATCAAGGCGTTTTTAGAAGCGCAGCCCGCTATCGTTGAATTTAACGAAGTGGCTACCAAAGAAAATGCCACAACCGCAGAAGACGGCACGGTGGAATACGCCGAAGGCACAAGCGCTGAGTCCATTGATATGGATAAGAAAGTCCGCGCTTATATGAAAGAACACAATGTGGGCTACACAACCGCATTTAACGCAATCACTCAATAAGGAGCAAATGCATGACTGATTTATCAAAACAACGCGTAGTTGACCCGGTATTAACGGCGCTCGCACAAGGTTATTACAACGGCAACATGATTTCTGAAGTGTTGTTCCCTATCGCTGAAACTCAAAAAGAAGGTGGCAAAATTCCTACATTCGGTCGCTTAGCGTTCCGTTTGCAAACCACAAAACGTGAGCTTCGTGCTGCATCAAATCGTTTAACGCCGGAAGATATTGGTTCATTGACCGTTGTTTTAGAAGAAAACGACATCGAATATCCAATCGACATCCGCGAAGTGAATGAAACCGAAGGTGTTTATCCATTACGCCAATACGCAACCGGCGTGACACAAGATGTCATCGCACTCGGTCGTGAAAAAGCTTGTGCGGACTTAGCTTTAAACGAAGCGAATTACGAAACCACAAACAAAGTGACCTTAAGCGGCACGTCTCAATTTACCGACCCTAATTCAGACCCTATTGGTGTGATTAAAGCAGGTATTCGTGCAATTAAACGCACCACAGGCCGTAAACCAAACGTTTGTGCAATTTCCGGCGATGTATGGGAAGTGTTAAGCGAACACCCGAAAGTATTAGAAAAAATCAAATACGTGGCGACTGCCGTATTAACCCCGGAAGACTTTGCAAAATTAATCAAAGTAGATCGTGTTGTTGTGGGTGAAGCTGTGCATGAACAAGCCGGTGAATTAAAAGATATTTGGTCTAAAGCGATTGTGTTGGCTTATGTTGCGCCGGCATCAAAAGAGCAGAAACAAAATATCTATGAACCATCATTTGGTTATACCGTGCGCCGCAAAAACGGCTTATATGTAGATACCTACACCGAAGTTGGCGGTAAAGTTGAATTGGTGCGTACTACCGATATTCACAAACCGTATATCGTGGGTAAATCTGCGGGTTACTTAATCAAAGGTTGTATTTAACCCCTATTTGAACCGCATTTAAACGCGATTTAAGTGCGGTTAAATTTCAACTTATTTTAAGGGTGAATTATGTCAGATAAACAAAAAACGGCATTTTTGGTCGCAGCTGCGATGGCAATTTTGCACAACGGCAAGCGATATGAGCAAAACGATGTCATTGAGCTTACCGAAGAAGAAGCCGACAAGCTCGCGATTTATATCACGCCAGCTGAAACTAACAGCGAGCAACGCGCACAAGCTGAACAAACAGCAAGCGATGAATTAACCGCAGCTGAACAGGTTGAAAGCGATGCAGAAGAAGCGGCTGCTGAAACGGCTGCAGAAGAGCCTGGCGAAGAAGCGGCTGCTGAAACGGCTACGGAAGAGCCAGGCGAAGAAGCGGGCGAAACCACAAAACCAAACAAAGGTAAAAATAAGTAATGTATATCACGGCACAAGATTTAGAAGATGTAATGAGCGAAAGCACGCTAATCGCCCTATCGAATGATACATCACGCGCGACTACCGCAAATCAGATGACATTGGATAAGGCTTGCGAATACGCCACGGAAACCGTGGACGGCTATTTGCGCTCGCGTTACGTCTTGCCATTAAATCAAGTGCCGACCTTGGTACGCAATATTTGTTTGCAAATCGCACGTCATTGGTTGTATTCCCGCCGTCCTGACGGTAAAGGGTTTCCGGACAATGTTCGCGAAACTCACGCACAAGCCTTGAAAGACCTGGAACGGATTCAAAACGGCAAACTGCATCTCGGTCTAGCGGAAATCGGGAGTGCGGCCGATGACAACTACCCAAGCGCGCTGAAATTCAACACACGCGCGCCACAGAAGCTCGATTTAACAGGATATTAATATGAGTGCAACGCTTCCGATTTTAGAAAGCATACAGCAACGGATAGCCGATAAAACGGACAAGTTTAGCATTGAGTTATTTCCTGATGATTTGGAGCACTACAATCTCACAGACGAATTCGGTGCTGTTTTAGTGCAATACGCCGGGTCGAAGTTTGAAAGCATCGACAGCGTGGATGTTATCCAGCAACGCCGAGTGGTGATGGTTGCGCTTACTGTGATTGCTCGAAGTCAGCATGACGACCACGGGGCAATCGAAATGTTAGACCAACTCCGTTTGGCAATAGTTGGGTTTAAACCAACTAACTGCACAGCGTGTAGTTTAGTGAGTGAAGAGTTTGGCGGCGAGTCAGACGGCCTTTGGCAGTATCAGCTTTTAGTGCAGACCGAAACATGGCAAGTAGAGCTTTGCGAACCAAGCAATTTACCTAAATTTACCACCGCACGCTATCGCCGTGCGGATAAACATAATCCCAAACAACCATAGGAGAAAATTATGGCATTTCATCATGGGACAGAAACAAAACGTGAAAACAGTGGTTCTGTTGCTGTAAGTACCGTCGATGGCGCAATTATCGGTATTGTCGGCACAGCCCCAATTGGCGCGGTGAATGAACTCACCGTGTGCCAAACCACCAAAGATTTTTCAAAATTTGGCGTAATCTTAGGCAAGGGCTTCACGCTCCCTGATGCGTTTGATGTTTTATCTCGCTATTCGGCGGGTAAAGTGTATGTGGTCAATGTTTTAGATCCAGCAAAACACAAAACAAGCGTTACTGATGAGGTATTAACGCAAGACGATAACACCTTGCGCGCTAAAACTGAGCATCCTGGTCTTTTAAATTTAACCTTAACCGCAGACAGCGCTTTAACTGAAGGCAGCGATTATGCAGTAGATTTGCAAACGGGTGAAATTACTCTAAAAGCAAAACACGAAACATTAAAAGCGACGTATGAATACGCCGACCCAACAAAAGTGACGGAAGATGACATCAAAGGTGGTATTGATTCTGCAACCGGTAAACGCCAAGGATTTGAGTTATTGCGCGACGGCTTTAACTTATACGGCGCGGACGCAAAAATTCTGATCTGCCCTGAATTTGATAAAACTGCAAGTTGTGCAGCGGCATTGGGTACGCTTGCCGATCAGCTTCATGCAAAAGCGTATATCCAGTTACCAAAAGGCACATCGCTTTCTAAAGCCATTCAAGGACGTGGGCCAATGGGAACAATCAATGCGTCAGCGAGTAATGAAAATGTTCGACATTTTTATCCTTATGCAATTGGTTCAAGTAATGAGCTTGAAAGTTTAGCCACCCACGCAGCAGGCTTACGAATGAAAGTGGACGTGGAACATGGCTACTGGTTTAGCTCATCAAATCGTGAATTAGCCGGTGTGATTGGCATGGAAGTTCCACTGACTGCGCGTGTTGATGATAAGCAATCTGAAACTAACCAACTTAACGCAGTAGGTATCACAACCATTTTTAACTCGTTCGGCACGGGCTTTCGCTTGTGGGGGAATCGTTCATCTAACTTCCCAACAGTCACCCACATCAGTAATTTTGAAGTGGCTTCACGCACGGGCGATATTATTGATGAATCTATTCGCCAAGCAGAATTACAGTTTATTGACTTGCCGATTGATGATGCCTTAATTGATAGCTTCATTGAAACTATTGACACTTTTATGCGTTCGCAAAAATCCATTGTGGGTTATAGCGTAGGTCTTGATTATGACGAAGATTTAGTGAATGAATTTAGTCAAGGGCATATTCCATTGGTGTATGACTACACGCCAAAAATCCCGGGCGAACGTGTAACTAACCGTTCTGTAATGACCCGTAAATATTTAGTGAACTTGGTTTCACAAAGATAGGAGTAAGAAACGATGAGTATTTCTATTAATCAAATCGTCAACGGCAACGTGTACATTAACGGTAACAGTCAAATGGGGCGTGCGAATGAGGTGAAAATTCCAGATGTTGAGTTTGAAAAAATTTCCCATAAAGGCTTAGGGCTGCATGGAGAAATTAAACTTCCGGCCGGCACTACTGCGCTTGAAGCAGAAATCACCTGGGATAGCTTTTACCCGGAAGTGCGCGCGTTGTTGTTGAACCCTTATAAAAATTCACAGCTAATGATCCGCTCAAACCTCCAGGTGTTTGATTCACGCGGGTTGGCTGCTGAAGAGCCGATGGTGACCATTATGAATGTGTCAGCCAGCAAAATTGGTGGTACGGCGCAGAAAAATAAAGAGAATTCAGAGTTCGGCGATACGGTAGATGTGTATTCAATTAAACAAACTGTAGCCGGCAAAGAGATCTTATTTATTGACGTGCTTGCAAATATCTACCGTGTAAACGGCCAAGATGTGTTGCAAAAATACCGCACTAATATCGGTCAATAAAGGGGTGAAAACCTTTAAATCTATTTAAAATCATTCAACCGGTCAAAGTTGTATTCTCCTTTGTGAAGTTAAACAAATCTACTCACAAAGGAGTTTTTTTATGTCTGAAACCATTCTTAAATTAGAGTTCCCTTTCCCAGACGGGCAAGGAAATACCATCACCGAGTTAAAAATTCGCCGTCCTAAAGTACGTGATATCCGCAAAATGACAGGTAAAACCGAAACCGAAATGGCGGTAAGTTTGCTTGCAATCGTCACAGGCTTAGTGCCTGAAGATATTGACGAGCTTGATATTGCAGACTTCCAAGCAGCATCAAAAATTGTTGAGAAAATGCAAAAGGGAAAGTAACCGCGGAAAGTCTTAATGCAGCCCTGGCAGACTTGGCCTTTTGGTTTGGTTTCCAGCCAAGCGAGCTGGAAGAAATGACGCTTGATGATGTTGAACGTTGGATTATTCAAGCGGAGCGGCAGATTAAAGCAAGGTACACAAAAGCCGCTGTTTAAGCGGCTTTTTGTTTAGTGTTTAAGTAGGGTTTGAAGCGTAGTGAATAAGCCAAAAAGCGAGATGATAATAACTCTACACGAAAACATCACCAGGAAACCGACCAATATCCACGGTAGTGCAAATAAAAAAGCAGATACGCAAACGGAAATCCATGAGAGCGAGTTACTTTCTGAATAAAAAACTAAAAAATGATAAAGGCTGCCGAGATAACTTAAAACAAGTGCAAGCAATAAAACAGCCTGTGTGTTTTCCACCCATTTTTCTCTTGTCATTTCTTCCTCCTTATTAATTAAACGGGACTATAAAACATGTCAAACAATCTAGCAATAGGATTAGTCATTACAGCCGGCGTGACAGGTGCGGTTAAAGGCATCCGTTCTGTTTGCAATAGTTTTAAAATATTGCAAGACCAAACCCTTAGCACGTCTAAAAAGATGGGCGCATTGGCTAAAACTGGCGCGGCCGGGTTTACAGCACTGGCGTCATCCGTTACGGCCACTATGGGGACTATTCGCGGACTAGCCGACCCCGCAATTAAATTTGAAAGCGCAATGGCCGATGTTAAAAAGGTCGTAAACTTTGATACGCCAGCTCAATTCAAAGAAATGGGCGACGATATTCTGAAACTCACTCGCACAATCCCAATGGCAGGGGAAGAAATTGCCGCTATCGTTGCAGCTGGTGGTCAATCCGGCGTGGCGCGTGAAAATCTGCTCGGATACGCTAAGGACGCGGCTACAATGGGCGTGGCGTTTGATATGGCGGCTGGTGATGCGGGTGAAGCGATGGCAACCATGGCTAACGTGTTGGGCAAGCCAATTACAGAGATGGCGCAATTTGGGGATGTGATTAACCACCTGTCCGATAATGCCAACTCGAAAGCGAAAGATATTGTAAATGTCATTACGCGTGCCGGCTCTGATACACGAATGCTTGGACTTTCCGAAAAACAATCAGCCGCGCTAGGATCTACCTTCCTTTCAATGGGGAAAGCACCTGAGCTTGCCGCGCAATCAGTAAAAGGTATGTCGGCAGCGTTTTTACAACTTAAAGCTGGCGAGCATGCAAAAGAGTTAAAACAGCTAGGGTTTACGACAAAAAGCTTCGCCGCAGCGATGAATAAAGATGCGCAAGGGGCGATTTCTTCTTTCATCGAAAAGGTGAAACAGATGCCTGATGACAAGCAATATCCGCTTCTTGCCAAGATATTCGGTAAACAATATGCCGACGATGTATTGATGCTCGCGCAAAACACCGGGGAATATAACCGCCAGTTAGGGTTATTACAAGAAACCGATGAGCATGGGAAGTTAAAATATATCGGTTCAATGCAGCGCGAGTTTGAGAACCGGAGTAATACAGCAGAAAACAAACTCACCAAGTTAAAAAACAGCATTTCAGAATTGGCTACCAAAATTGGAGAATCATTTTTGCCAGTGATTTCTTCATTTGTGGAAAATATCACGCCGGTTATTTATAGCATCACAAAATGGGTGGAAACTAACCCGCAAATTATGGACTGGGTCTTGACGATTGGTGGCGGTGTTGCGGCTGTTGTGGGCGGCTTATTAACGCTTCACTCAGCGTTTTCTTTTGTGGCGGCTGGATTATTGCCGTTTATTAAAGCGGGGAAATTCCTGGGCGGCTTCTTAGGGAAATTTTTATTTTCAGCAATCAGCAACCTGTCACTTGGGCTTGGTTATTTAATAGGCTACGTGATAAAGGGCGCGATGATGTTTGGAAAAGCGATCTTAATTATGAGTCGCGCTTTGCTTACCAATCCAATCGGGTTAATCATTACGGGGATTGCGGTTGCAGCGTATTTGATTTATGAGAATTGGTCAAAAGTTGGGCCATGGTTCTCTGAATTGTGGAGCAAGGTTTCCGGGGTATTTTCTAACGCCTGGAACGGTATCACAAATTTCTGCTCAACTGCCTGGACAAATATCAGCAATTTCTTCACATCCGGCATCGGCAATATCACATCGACCATTCTAAGCTGGTCGCCATTGGCTTTATTTCAGCAAGTCTTTTCTTCAGTGCTTTCCTGGTTTGGAATTGATGTGCCGGCTAAGTTTATGGATTTTGGCCGAAATATGATAGACGGATTAGTGAACGGTATTAAAAACGCCTGGGAAGAAGCGAAAAAGATTGTTTCCGATTTAGGCGACGGCATTAAGGGGTGGTTTGCTGATAAGCTGGGTATTCATTCGCCAAGCCGAGTTTTTAAAGGCTATGGTGTGAATGTTGTTGAGGGGTTGGCGATTGGGATGGATAAATCAACATCCATCGCAGAAGCGGCGTCAGATAACCTTGCGGGGGCTGTGGGGTTAAATGGTGTGACCCATAACACTGGCGTTCTTGCCAATTATCAGCCACTCAATCGTGCGGACGTCATGCCACAAGCCGCTGGGGCTGCCAATAGTGTGGTGGTAAATTTTAACCCGACAATCAATGTTAATGGTGGTTCAAATGGTGACGGAAACGGCGTTTTAAACCAGGTTCAACAAGGTTTAAAGATGAGTTTAAACGAGTTTGAAATGATGTTGAAGCGCGTGTTAGACCAACAACAACGGAGAGCTTATTAATGTATTTTATGTTAGGAAGTGTGGCATTTGAGCCTGTTGATTTAACTGACTTTAATGAAACCCACGCGGCAGATTTCGCAGAGCATGCAGTCTTAAAAGGAAAACCCCGATTGCAAGCTATGGGCGAGAAGCTTACCGAGCTTAATTTTGCAATCCGTTTGCATCATACGCTTGGCGGTGTTGAGCGCCGCTACCAGGAATTGTTAGGGGCGAAATCAAAACAAGCCGCGCTGCCATTAATTATTGGTCGCGGGAAGTATAAGGGCAATTTTGTGATCACCGATATTTCATCTGTCACCTTGTTTACAGATAAGCTCGGGAACGCCCTATGCCGCGAGATGAATATTAGCTTGCGGGAATTTGTAGGCGATATTGAAGAGAACCCTTTAGGCGCTGCATTAAACATTGGTGGAAACTCCTTGCTCGGATCTATTTTGCCAGCTGGTGCGGTAAAGGCGTTATCCCAGGTAAAAGAAACCGTGCAAAAAGGCGCGGAGTTATTTAACCAAGGACGACAAATTATTGACAGCGTTAGAGATACCGTGGCAGTTGTTCGCCAGCTATCTGATGACCCGGCTGCCGCGTTGGCATATTTGCCTGGTATTTTAAGAAATCTTGACGGGGCGATTGGTAATTTTGGTGAGCTTACCGGGATGAGAGATTTGCTGGAAGGTGTGCATAAAGTGCTGCCAGTGGCGAGTGATTTAGCCCGGGAAAGTGCGGGTATTTATGAAGATTTAATGTCTATGAAAGATAGTCTAACGCTAGGAAAACAATCTGGTGGAGCTGATTGGGATAACTGGTTTAAGCCCGCTGATAGCGCGCTTGGTGATATTAATGAGCGGGTTGATAACGCAGCTGCACCTGTGGCAGAAATGACAGCCTGGGTCGTTTTACGCAAAGATGAGGACGTAATTGATGACACAACAGACCGTACTTAAACATACCGTAAAACAAGGCGAGCGTTGGGACAACCTTGCCTATTACTATTATGGCAACGCATTGGACTTTGAACGCATTATTAATGCCAACCCGCACATAGGGTTGTGCGAAGTGCTGCCAACAGGGGCAACGGTTTATATTCCGGTGCTAAATATTAAGCCTACAAATAATGAATCAATGCCGCCGTGGTTGAGAGGTAATAATGAATAGTAACGTGCCAACCCCTGACTTTTCCATTTTATACGAAAAAACCAATATTACCGCTGACATTGAACCCCACTTAATTGAGCTGGCGTACACCGATAATCTTGATGGCGAGTCGGACGAGCTGACGCTAACGTTTGAGGATATTAGCGGGAAATGGGTGCGTCAGTGGTATCCAACGCAAGGGGATAAATTAAAGGCGGCTATTGGTTACAAAGGGATGCTGCTGGCTGATATTGGGGCGTTTGAAATTGACGAGGTGGAATATAACTACCGACCTTCATATATTCAAATCAAGGCGTTGAGTACAGGTATTGGAAAGGCAAATCGCACGTTAAAGCCTAAAGCTTATGAAAACACAACGCTCAAGCAAATAGTGGGCATAATTGCAGAAAAGTTAAAGTTAAAAGTGGTCGGGACAATTAAGCCAATCCAGGTTAAGCGCGTGACGCAATATCAAGAGCGCGATGTTGAGTTTTTGTCAAGATTGGCAAGAGAATATCATCACAGCTTTAAGATAGTGGGTGATCAGCTTGTGTTCACGGATAAAGACGAGCTAGGCAAAGAAGAAGCCGTGGCGGCGCTTGAAGAGCGAGATACGATATCGATTACCTTGCGAGATAGAATCAAGGATACGGCCAAGGAAGTTGATGTGAGTGGATATGATACTACAGGGAAAAAAGTCATCAAGAAGCGTAAAAAAGCAAAACCGCTGCGCGAAAAGATGAAACAAGCCCAGGCTGCAAGTGGGGACACGTTGAAGATTGTCACCCGTGGGGAAACCCAGGAGCAGATTGATGCGCGTGCCGATGCCGCGTTGGCCGAACAAAACGAAGACCAAACAGCGGGAAATATCACGCTGGTCGGTAATCCTAAGCTCGTGGCCGGCAGCACAATATTACTGCGCAACCTTGGCATTTTTAGTGGGAAATATTTAATAAAATCATCCCGGCATAGTATTACCCGTGGTGGCGGCTATACCACAAGTATTGATGTGCGCATGCTAGAGTTTATCCCGGATGATTTGCTTAGCACAGGCGCACTAACGGAAAATCAAGCGAGGGAATAAATGAAAACGCATGACTTTGGGGCAACTTATCAAGAAGGCATTATTTCAGCAGTTGATGCCGCGAACCATAAAGTGCGGTGCAAAATTCCCGCCCTTGAAGATTTAGAAACAGCCTGGCTGTCTTATTTAACACCTAATGCTGGCGGAAATCAGTTTTATTGTCTGCCTGATGAGGGCGAATTGGTGGCAGTGTTACTTGATGCGCGCGGGGAAGGTGGCTGTGTGCTTGGAGCAATTTACAATGAGAAAGACACCACGCCGGCGAATGATAACAACATGTGGGTGAAAAAGTTCACAAACGGGACAGTGATTTCGCACAATCGTAAAAGTGGCGAGATTAATATCAACACAAGCGGTAGCGTTACCGTGACCGCTGGCGGAGGTGTAAAAATCAATGCTGATACGTCAATTAGCGGGAAACTAACAGTGTCAGGAAAAATTACGTCCAGCACAGAAGTATCTGCTCCAAAAGTTAAACAAGGCTCTATTGAGCTTGGTACTCACAAACACCCAGGCGACTCCGGCGGTAAAACAGGCCTTCCGGAATAGCCCACTTCTTTAAATCGCTTTAAAAGCACTCTTTAGCATAGCCTTGTATCATCAAGGCTATGAACACACAAAGCACTCTTATCACAACACACTGGCAGATTGCACCTAACATTGAAAATCAAGTTGTGCAAGGTATTGATGACATCCATCAATGTATTGGCCACATCCTTTCAACGATGAAAGGGACGGATGTGTTGCGACCTGAATTTGGCAGTGATCACTTTCAATATATCGACCAACCGGAAGATATCGCAATTCCAAACATCGTGCGCGAGGTTACGTTAGCTCTTCAGCGTTGGGAGAAAAGAATTAAAGTTGACTCGGTCAATGTAGAAGGGACAGCCCCGCACTTTGAATTTTTAATTTTTTGGTCACTTACAGAAGACGTGCATCGTGAAATTTACGCCACAAGGATTACCGGATGAATAGAAATGAAGTGAAAGTCGTAGACGACAATGTTGAGAGCGTTTTAAGTGAAGCGATATCTCAGTATGAAAAACGCACCGGGAAAATCTTACAACCAGCGCACATTGAGCGTTTGCTTATTAATGTTTATGCCATGCGTGAAAGCCTGGCAAGACAAGGCATTAATGAAGCGTTTCGTCAAACATTCCCGCAATTTGCCACCGGTCTTGCGTTGGATTTATGCGGTGAAACGTTTGGCTGTTATAGATTACTCGAACGCCCGTCGCGCACCATTTTGCGTTTTAGCATTAACGGTGAACATCCGTCCGTGGTTATTCCAAAAGGCACACGTGTTTCAGTCACTGATGACATTGAATTTGTCACGCTAAATGATGATGTAATTACCCCGCTTATTTCTTATGTTGAAATTGAGGCGGCTTGTAATAAACCTGGCGCGGTTGGTAACGGTTGGGAGCGTGGCCGAATAAAAACGCTTAAAAGTGAAATCAACTTCGCTGGCAAAATAGCTGTCACTAACATTGATGTGCCAAGTGGTGGTTTATTGCGCGAAGAAGATGATCCATACCGAGCACGAATTCTTGCCGCGCCGGAAGCGTTTACCAGTTGTGGTTCAATCGCCGCGTACGATTATCACACCCGCGCCGTTTCTCAAGATATTGCGGATGTTAATGTATCAAACCCGCGAGGCGGGCTTGTGAGAATCACCGTCCTAACTAAAACAGGGCTGCCTGACAGACGTCTTTTAAATGATGTAAAAGAATATGTCAGTCCTGAGCGCCGCCGCCCGTTATGCGATACGGTGGAGGTTATTGCGCCAACGAAGCGAGATTATCAAATCACTGCGATATTGACATTACTTGATGGTTATCGTGAAGACGTGGTTAAGGCTAAGGCGCGTGATGCGTTACAACTCTACCTGTCTGACAAAACGAAAAAACTAGGAGTTGATGTTGTGCCGTCCGCAATTATTAGCGCACTGCGAGTTGAAGGCGTGTATGACGTTAATTTAACTGCCCCAGCAAAAATTGTAGTGGGTGAAACAGAATGGGCAAACTGCACAGGGATTAATATAGAGGCCGCCCAGGAGCGCAGTAATGGCTAATTTAACGTATGCGGATGTCATTGAACGAGAGGCAAAATACAAAGCGCTGGCCGACCTAAGCCTAGGCTTGAATAAACTCGAAAACAGCAAAGTGATGACAACTCTGGTCGAGTTAATTGATGATGATTTTATCTCATTACTTGCAGAAAAATGGAGTGTGACGGGCTATGACGGGGAGTTTATTACGGGGGACGATAATTCTAAACGAAGTTTAATTCGAGTCGCAATCGAGCTTCATAGATATAAAGGAACACCGTGGTCAATTCGTGAAGTCTGCCGCCGGTTAGGATTCGGCGAGATTGAGATTGACGAGGGGTTAAAAGCGCGGACTTATAATCACAAGTTTGTTCAGACCATTCCGTTAAGTGATAAATGGGCTTATTACGCTATCAGACTTAATCAGCCAATCTCAAACGAACAAGCGGCGCACTTGCGCAAAGTGTTGCGTAATTTTACCCCGGCGAGATGCACGTTAGCCGTGCTTGATTATAAATCAGTGGCGTTCTTATACAACAATAAAGTGCGATATAACGGCACTTATAACCACGGTTCAAACTAGATTTAAAGCTAATTTAAAGGACAGTTATGGCAAATTTAAAAGAACAAGACAAATGGGAAGACGGAGTCTATCGAATTGAAGAAAACGACCCTGTGCTTGGCGGTGAGAATGGCGTTACAAATAGACCCATCAAACAGCTGGCCAATCGCACATCCTGGCTTAAAAAAGCTTTAGAGTTATTGGGCAAAAAGTCTGCGCCGAAAGATTTGACCGCGACCAGTGTTAGTGCGGTTCAAGCTGATGGCCATACTCATAAGTTACCTATTGGGACTACATCTGAAAAAGGCGTTGTTAAACTTAACTCACAACTTGCAAATAATAGCGAGCAAGAAGCCGCAACCCCAAAAGCCGTAAAAGCGGCGTACGATAAGGGGGTGGAAGCAAAAGCAGCAGCGGATGCGGCGCAAAAAACAGCAAATGATGGCGTATCAAAAGCGAATAACGCCCAGCGTTCTGCAGACAATGCACAAAAAACAGCAAATGATGGCGTAT